TGTTTGATCCAGATGACAAGATTTCAGGCGGTCAGGGCTTTATCTATGCTAGCTCTATTGTAGTTGCTATGCGTAAGCTCAAGCTCAAAGAAGATGAAGATGGCAACAAGATTTCGGAAGTCAAGGGTATTCGTGCTAGTTGTAAGATTATGAAAACACGTTATGCTAAACCTTTTGAATCAGTGCAAGTTAAAATCCCGTATGAGCAAGGTATGAATCCGTATTCTGGTTTAGTGGATATGATCGAAGGCAAAGGTTTATTGCAGAAAGAAGGCAACAGTCTTAAATATACTCTAGCAGATGGCACTGTTATTAAACAGTTCCGCAAGGCGTGGGAACGTAACGAAGATAGCTCACTTGATAAAGTAATGGCTGACTTTAGTGCTAATCCGCATCGCCATACTGCAACAGTAGAGGCAGAGCCAGAAACGGAAACCGCAGAATGACAATCGATGTTGAAGTATTAAGCGAACTATATACAATCATGAAACAATATGTTCCTGCCAAAGACAGACAGGAATGTGCTGATAATTTAATGAGTGTTATGGTAGACATGCTTGGTGATAAAGAGCTTAAAGAATTTGGTACAACTGATGCTACTCTTAAACGTGCATTAACAGAGTACATGGGCGACCAAGAAGAAGAAGCTTACGACGACGAAGAAGATTACGACTACTAATGTGGTATAACAAAATTGTAGCTGACCTCAGTGAGATACCGGGCTTTATTGACTATTACGAAAACGAATTGCAAGTAGCTAGAAGCGAAATTAAAATTCAAGGTAATGTTGAAAAAGCCCTATCTAACTTGCCAGGTATGACTGAGCAACGCTTTAATCAATTGCAAGAGATTGAAGCGGTGCTTGAGTTTCTTAACATACAGTTACGAAAAATTCGACGAAAACACTTTCAAAAGTATCTTGAAGCTTATGCAAGAGCACTAAGTAGTAGAGATGCCGAGAAATATGTTGAAGGCGAAGATGAAGTAATCGACTTTGAAACAATTATCAACGAAGTAGCACTATTACGCAATAAATGGTTAGGCGTAATGAAAGGCATAGAGTCTAAAAACTTTATGCTAGGCCACGTGGTTAGATTGAGAACTGCCGGCATGGAGGATGTGGTGGTATAATGGATTGGAAGCTATACGCTGAACAATTACTTGAGCAATTTAATCAATGCATGTATGCTAAACCCAAGCACGATGCAGTGGACATTCAACTTGAAAAAGATTCGGTAGGCAAATTTGCCTACCATCTAGCTACGCAACGTAGCTGGGGTACAGAAAATGAAATAGCAGAAGCCTGTTATCAACTCGAGCCTCGATTAAAAAAATTACAAGAAAAATTAGTATTTGAGATATTAAAAGATGGATCAGTTTAAAAACCCTTACGCTAGTCACGAACACAGTTTGCAAATATTGGAACTGCTGTATGGTTATGACTCCTTTTTAGATAGCATTGAAGTAATATGCGACATGGGCTGTGGTGCAGGATTGGATACAGAATGGTGGGCCACACTAGAAACACGTGATGATCCCCCACAACCTCGTAACTACACAGTCTATGCAATTGATCAAAATGTTTCTCAAATTGAACAACACGTTAAGGATTTGCCTAACGTAACAGTTCTCGAAGGCGATTTTGAAAAACGCATCTTGCCTAGAAAGATTGATCTAATGTGGGCACACGATGTTTTTCAGTATGCTATAAATCCAATGGAGACATTACGTAATTGGAATTTGGAACTTAATACCAACGGCATGTTGGTTATGAGCTTGCCACAATCAATGACCTATATGTATAATCGTTTGAATTTTAGAACAATGAATTACAATTACTTTAATTATAATATTTGTAATTTGATTTACATGCTGGCCGTTAATGGGTTTGATTGTAACGATGCATACTTTTACAAAAACGTAAACAACAATTGGATTCATTTGGCAGTCTACAAGAGTTTTGATCCAATGGACCCAAAAACAACCAATCTATATCACCTAGCCGACAAAGGGTTGTTACATCCTAGCGTGGTTGCTAGTTTGAATAGATATGGATATATCAGACAAGAGGATATTATATATCCTTGGTTAGATAAAGATTTTTATTTGGTAAGAACATGAAGATAGTAGTTATTACTGGTGGATTCGATCCTGTGCATAGCGGGCACATTGCCTACATTAAAGAAGCGGCAAAACTAGGAGACCAGCTAGTAGTTGGTCTAAACAGCGACGAATGGCTGCAACGTAAAAAAGGTGCGGCCTTTATGCCTTGGCAAGAACGTGCGGCTGTTCTTAGTGCTATTTCCGAAGTCAGCAGAGTTGAGTACTTCAATGACAGCGATGGTAGTGCTTGCGATCTATTAGAAATATTAAAACGTCAATACTCTTATGCAGAAATTATATTTGCCAATGGCGGCGATCGCACAGATCAAAATATTCCGGAGATGAGTGTCAAAGGCGTTAAGTTTGTATTTGGTGTAGGCGGCTTTAATAAAGCCAATTCCAGCTCATGGATACTAGCTGAATGGAAAGCACCTAAAACCGAACGCTCTTGGGGTTACTATCGTGTGCTACACGAACATCCTGGTACAAAAGTAAAAGAGCTTACTATTGAGCCCGGTCAACAAATTAGCCTTCAACGACATCAGAAACGCAGTGAATTGTGGCATGTAAGTGAAGGTAAATGCTTTGTTCAAGGCTTTATGGACAACGGTTATGCATTGCCTGCTAAAGAACTTAACAAACACGATTTTTATTTTGTACCTGTGGGCGAGTGGCACCAAATCAAAAACCCGTTTGATGTACCCTGCAAAATTGTCGAAATACAGTACGGCTCTAGCTGTGTAGAAGAAGATATCGAGCGTAGATAAATACTCGTATGCGTAATTTAATTGATATTGTTTCTCTAACAGAAGCCCCACTTGACAACACCAACAGTCGAGAATTAGAAGCTTTTAAAACTACTATTGCTAGTCGTATCAAGCAATTGCCGCCCGACGATGCAACTGTAAAAGCCCTTAAAGAAATCGAGGACTTGCTAAAGCACGTTCATGCTGGTGGTAAAATGGGTATTATCAATGGTGAGTTACAGCGTATTGAAGATCCTACAGTTACAGCCGCACAAAAACTATTAGCACGTTATATCATGAGTTTGGATATGACTCCTGAACAGCGTGATGAATTGTTTACGCTATGGCGTACTGACAAGTTAGTTAATCGTAAAAAGTTATTAACTCCAGGCAAACACTCTTTCCCAGACATTATTACCAAGTATAACGAAAATCCAGTTATTAAAGAATTAGTTGACGAACTAATGCACATGGCAACACTAGGCCAGGGCAAAGGCGAGTTTGGACTAAGTGTGTTGAGTAAGAACATCAACAAGCCTGAAGGTAAAGGCGACTTGTTAATTGACGGTAAAAAGATTGAAGCTAAAACCACAGACGGTGGAGCAGGTCGTTTTACCGACCAAGAAGTTCGCCCAGGCGAAGGGTTTGAAGTTGCGGCTCGTGCATTAAACGCATTTGTGCAATCACAAGGTTTTAGCGTTCCTAAAAGTGGTTTAAGTTTAGCCATGGCCGCTGAACTATCTACGCAAATAGAAAAGAAAGAGCAAAGTCAGTATTTCAAACTAGTTGAAAAAGTTATTAAAATTATTTTTAACAGCACACAGCCAACCACAGCAATTATGCAGGCCATTAAAAATGGCAATGGCGGTGCGGCTCTACAAGAATATGCCAAAGCCAACTTTGACTACTACATGAGCATGAAGGACGACGAAGGCGTTCTTTACATCAGTTTAGTTAAAGACCCTATTGTAACAATTTTCTTCCGTAACGCAGATGAACTTGCTAAAAGCAGTTTGCGTTTTCATGCTGGTACCGTTTACATTACAAGTATTGCCGATGTACGCTTACCATACCCACAAATTGAAATTGTGGACACTACATTCGGTGCTAACGCCCGTGCCAAAGCAGAAAAAGCCGCGGCCAAGTTGGCTCAGCAAGCCGAAAAATCTAAAGTCAAAGCTCCGACAGCACCAGTCAAGGGCATACGTCCAAAAGGTGTTGCAACAGTCAGTCCTGCTAAATCTACCAAAGGCATAGGTAGAGAACGCAGGTAATGCTTGACATATAATTCCCTTTAACATATAATACAGATTAGGGCCCTTAGCTCATGTTGGTTAGAGCAGTGGACTCATAATCCATTGGTGCCGTGTTCGACTCAC